ATTGATACACAATCGGGTATTCAATTTTTAACTAAACATTCCGATGTTATTCAAGGTCAAATGGTAAGAAGTTTAAAACAGAATAAACCCCTTAGAAAAGGTATTCAAAACGCTTATTAAGGAGTGATGTTATGGCAGCAGGTGATCCTTTTAGCTTTGAAGTTCATTCTATTAATCCGCATACACCACAATGGAATGTATTGCAGACTGATATGGAGGGATGGAAACGTAAGACACGTTTAAAATCAACTGAACCTATTCGTAGATGGACAATTGCAGTACGTGGTAGAACTAACTCAGAAAAGAATATTATTGTTGCACATTGGGATGATAATCAAGGGCCATTGACAAGTTTTGCTTGGAATGTTTTACCTGCTATTTGGAATACTGGTTATGGAACACAGTTTCAAGTTCAATATGAGTCAATGGAATATAGTAATCCTGATGAGAAAGCAAATATTTGGGATTTTATTATTACGTTTAGGGAGTGGTTATAATGCCAAGAGATATTGATTCTGGTAATTTAAAATATTTTTATAAAAGTGGTGTAACTGTTTTAACTGGATATAGCTTTGGTCTTGCTTCAGGAACACAAAGATATGTAGCCAATACTACTGATGTTCGTGAAGGAAGTACTGTATGGTCAGCTTTATCTATAAAACGAAATCCAATTAGAACTGAAGAAGGTACAATATTAAATGAGTTGGAAATTGGATTGGATCATGTTGATCTTACATTTAAAAATGATGTTATGTCTGGTAAATATAATGGTGTGCCTGTTTCTATTTATTTAATTATTCCAGAATTACATTTTACAGGACTATACTGGACTATTGCTGCTTCAATGCTTTTGTTTACTGGATTTACAGATGAACCTAAAGGAGATGAGCATTGGATAACATTAGCTGTTAAGCCTTTTCCCTATCTTGATCGACAATATCCAAAGAGAGTATATCAATCTGGATGTAATTGGACTTTTTGTAATACTGATACCTGTGATTTAGATTTAGCTAATTTTACTACTAATGTTAATTTATCTTCTCAATCAGATGGGATTACTTTAACTTGCTCTCATGGAAAAGCTGTAGATTATTTTATTCCTGGTTATGTTGAAATAAAAAGTGGAGGATTGACAGGGGAGGTTAGACCTGTTCTGACCAATACTACGGGAACAGTAGTTGTAAGAATACCTTTTGGTGATACAATTGTAAGTGGTGTTAATATAGATGTGGTAAAATTATGTGCTAAAAATTATGAAACTTGCCAGGATGATTTTAGTAACTTTAGTGAATATGGAGGGTATCCGTGGGTTCCCAAAGAACCGATATTATAAAAAATCAAATTATTCAGAATGCACGAAAGCTTATAGGAACACCATTTAGACATACTGGTAGATCATCATTGGGTATTGATTGTGGTGGTTTGATATATTTGGCTTTTGGTCGTGCTGGTTTTTCTATACCTGAAAATGATGGAAGTTATTATTCTGTTGCATGGTGGAAACATACTAATGCAGAACCACGATTATATAACTTTTTAAAAAAAGCAGGGTTTGTATTCTTATCTGATAATGAGTCAATAGATAAGTGTGATATAGTCTGTTTTAAATTATTTGGTGAAAAATATCCTGCTCATCATTGTGGTATTATGGTAAACCAAACTCATTTTATTCATGCTAAATGTGGTTGGGGATCTAAAGATAGAAAAGTAGGATTTGATCCATTATATCCATCTTATTATGCAAGATTGGATAGTATGATGCGTTATAAGGAGTTTTAGATGGGAGAAACAACTGGACAAACTATAGGAATGGTCGTTGGTGGTGTTATTGGTGGTTATTATGGTGGTTTCCAAGGGGCTATGATTGGTATGTCCATTGGTGGTCAGCTTGGTTTATGGATAGATCCACCAGATGCTCCAAAACCTCCACCTTTAGGAGATCTTGGACAAAATTCTTATGTAAAATCTACTCCAGTACCTATAGCTTTTGGTCAAGTTAAAATATATGGTGGTGTGATTTGGGTAGGTGAAATTGAAGCAGAGATGCACAATGAAGGATCAAGAAAAAATCCAGAATATTCTCCCAGGATGAATATAGATTATGCGGTAGCTCATTGTGAAGGGCCAATTTTTGCATATGTAAAATATTGGATAAATGAAAAAGAAGTTAAAGAGATGAAGGATGAAGGTCTCAAGTTTAACTTCACTTATTACTATGGTATTGAAAATGATATTGTTGATCCTACAATGAACAATTATCAGTCTGGTCAAGCTGTTCCAGCAATTAAACTTAAATGGACAGCCTATACAAAAGTCTGGTTAAAAGTAGAAGATCAAATCATTTCACAATTACCCTCTGTTTCTGCTGAAATAAAAGCTTTTAATATAGAAACAGATGAAGAAGATGCCAATCCTATTCGTTGCGTTTATAATTTTTTAACTGATAAAAGATGGGGAGTAGGTTTAGACGTAAATATTTTTAATGGTGATCCTGATACCATAGGTAGCCCCTGGAAGACCGCAACAGATTATTGTGATGAGAATGTTCAAATAACTGATTGGGATGATTCTCTGGTTAATGAGCCACGATTTAGGTATTCAAATTATTTTGATTCAAGATCGATGGCTTTTGATGTTATCACAGATATAATGATGACGTGCAGAGGTATTATTCGATTAAAGCAAGGTAAACTTGAACCTGTTATTGAACATGCTGATGAAGTTCCTGAAGCATACTTTGCTGATCGGACAGCAGATCAATTTGTTGCTGGTGGATCAAGCACAGTAAGTAGACTGTATGCAGACTTTTCTGCTTATCCAGATATTTTTTGGTTTGGTGATGAGGGTAAAATAACCATATCTGGAAACGTGTACCGATTTAATGTTAAGGATCAAACATCAACCTATATTGATTTATTTGATGATCTTCCAGTGTCTCCAAATGCAAGCGATCCTTTTGAAATAGTGAAAGATAATATTAAAGAGGGATCATTTAAATTTAAACGAACTGGTGATATTGATGTATCAAATAGATTTAGAGTTGAGTATATACAAAGAGCAGTTAAAGATGAAGATGATAATTGGGAAAATGAATATATTTGGAATGTAGTAGAAAAAGACGTTGAAAGATATTATTCAACTATTGATCAGTATGGTGTTGCACCAGAAACAAAATTAAAAACAATTCGATTGGCAGGAGTAAAAAGAAAATCGCAAGCAATGCGAATGGTTCAGTTTTATGCAGATTTTGCTGAATATAACAGGAACTGGTGTGAATTTACTACAGGTATGCAGGGTTATTATCATGCCATTGGTGATATTATAGGTATAAGTCATGCTCAAACAGGATGGCAGAAAAAATGGTTTAGAATTATTGGTATGGAAGAAGCAGAAAATGATGAAATTAATATTCAATGTTTTGAATATAATCCTAACGTTTATACCGATACCATTGGTAAGGTGACAGCAGCACAAAATAATGTTGTTCCAACTCAATATGAAGCTCCTGATGTAGTTGAACGTTTTTATGTGGTACAAGATCCTGTTTCTAATAGAATTTATATTCTTTTTAAACGACCTGATGATAATTCTTATTTTATAGGAGTAAGACTTTATGTAAGCATAAATGGTGGTGATTGGCGTTATCAAAAAACTGTTGGGTATGTAACATCATCGGTAAAACTTAGTGCAGGAATAGATGATTCGCAAACAACTATTGGATATGATAATTCTACTCTCTATGGATCTTTTCCAGCATCCGGTTTATTTTTTATTGAAGATGAATTGATTACTTATTCAGGTATTACTGGAGATCCCACATATACCTTTACCGGATGTGGTAGAAGTGGGAATCCTGCTGCTCATACGATAGATAAATACTGTATGTTAAAAGATGACTATACTGATTATATTGAATTTGAAAGTGAGAATATTGGTCAGCAATGGGAAATAAAAGCTGTATCAATAACGGCTTTTAATTTAACAGCAGATTTTTCAACTTCACCGACTAAGGTAGTTACTCTGTCATGACTAATTTTGATTTAGAAAAAATTTGGAAAGATAAAGGTCAAAGAAAACAAGCCATTGGTGCAGGAGTGGGTGGTGTAGTAGGTGGTATTATTGGTGGATACCCAGGAATGCAAATAGGTATGGCTATTGGTGGATACTTATTTAAACCGGATGAACCAAAGAAGAAAGATTATTCAAATGTTGATAGTAATTTAAAAACAAGTAGATTAGATTCAGTACCGGATGTAATTGGTACAGATATAGCTCCTGGTAAAGTCATTTATTTTAATAAAAATGATTTTGGAGTTTATGATTCAGGACATTTGCCAAGTATGAATGGGTCTCCTAATGAGGAAAGATGGAAAACTTTTGTTACTGATACAACAAAGCAAATGATGGGAGCATTATATGCTGAGTTTGCTGTTAATTTTTCGGGTAGATATTATAGTAATAATCATATAGGAGTAGTTAAATTTAATGGTAAACCTTTTTGGTTTTGGTGTATTTTTAGTGATTGGTTTGAAAATGCTGATGATCCTTTAAATCCTTATGGCCCTATAGTTACAATTGATGCTGCACAATTTAGCCCAGGAGGTTTATTTAATCGGATTGATATAGAAAGTCAAATTGGTACAGATGTAGATTTTAATGATGTAATGTATTACCGTGGACATTTATCTGATTATACTGCTTTAGCTACTGATCCATCGTCTTCTAATTTTCAATTTAGCATAACAGCAAATGGGGGTTTTTTATCAGCATTAAGTACTGGTATTGGATCACCATTAAAAGTTATGCCTGTTTTTACTGCTGAAGTAAATGATAATCTTGTATGGTTAAGCCCCGAATCAATGCATGGTGGGGCAGGAATGGCAGGAGCAACCAGTTACAGTTCTGATGGTGAATATAATCCTGATACTTATTATAATTATGGTATAGGATATGATCGATATTGGAGTTGTCGGGATGCAAGAAATAATTATTATGTAGGAGTAAGAGGTGGATATAATTATGAAAGTGAATCATATGAATATTTTCCAGTTTTTCTTGAAGGTAGTGAACGTAAATGGGATTATGCTATAGTTCCTTATGATCGGTATGATTATTATCATGATCCAGATACTACTGTTAAGGATTATTTTAGAGAAAATATAATTAGTCCTTCATATTCTCCAGATTGGGATGAAACAA